GCACGACAACGGGCTCAGGCTCGGGCACGACAACGGGCTCAGGCTCGGGCACGACGGGCTCAGGTGCGGGTTCGGGTTCGTTCGGGACAACCGAGGACGCGGCAACGGGCTCTGGTTCGACCGGCTCAGTGGAGGCGACCGGTGCAACAGGCTCCGACGCGCTCGGCACGACCGGGGGCGTGTCCACGGACGCAGCCTCGGGCGGTTCGATAACAGGCTCGGGCTCCGGCGCCACCGCCGGGTAGGCCGGAGTAGGCGCCATCTCGATCTGGAAATCGTTGGGCAGCGCGAAGTCGTCCGGGTTGGCGATCTGGACATTGGTGTCGTCCGTCCCCGTCGTCGGATACGTGGTCGCCGCCTGCATCGGCTCGGTCATGAAGTCGTCCGGGAGCGCGGGCTGGGCGCGCGGAACAACACCGGTCATGACGTTGCCCGCTGCCTCGAACGCAGCGCCCGGTGCTTCGAGCAAGCCTTCGGCGGCGATGGCCGCCGGGTCAGTGATTTCGCCGCGCTGCGCGATCTGGCCGGTGGCCTCGCCGGTCATGCCCAGAGTGGCGCCGGTGGCGGCTTCGGCGCCCGCGCCGAGGACTTTGCTGCCGGTCGTGCGCGCGACGGGCCCGAAGACCCGGCCCGCCAACCCCATCGACGCAGCATCGAACAGGCCCACCGGGACGGCGTGCTTGATGGCGAGCTGTCGAACGCTGGTCCAGACTTCGGGATCGCTGAGCGCGGCCTGCACGCTCGCCGCGTCACCGGGGTCCCCGCCCCGGGCGCGAAGCTCGTCCAGCACCGTCAGCGCGAAGTCGGTCGAGAACGACCCCAGATACGCGCCGCCGAGCGCGCCGGGGAGGCCCCCCGCCGCGCCACCGGCGACGCCGCCGACGATGGGGGCGCCCATAGCCGGGATCGAACCGCCGAGAGCGCTGGGCCACAGTCGTGTGTCCGTGAGAAAGTTGAACGCGGCGTCCCAGCCTTCGAGGCCCTGCGCGCGCTGCTGGGCTTCAAGCTCGGGCGCCGAGAGCGGGAACTGCCGCTGCCGCCAGTCGTGGTATGCGATGTTCTTGGCCGTCTGGCCCACGTCCTCCAGCCCGGTTGTGGCCTTGATTAGGTCCACGCCCTGCATGAGGCTTTCCCAGCCGCGCCCGATCCCATTCATCAGGCGGCGGGCGCCACGGAACATTGGGTCTTCGTTGGGGTCTTCGCCGCCCTGCGGGATCACAATGTCCGGGGCGAAGTCATTGGCCAGAGCGAGGGGTGCTGGAGGCGTCGCGAGCGGCTTGGAGAGTTCCGGGAGGAAGTCGTTCGCGAAGGGCGGCATGGGGTGTCCAAGCTATGTGGTAGTTCACCCCGTTGTTGCTCGCCGTTGCCTGCTTCGGCAACAGCGAACAACGGGGTTAGTAGCCGGTGTTCCAGCGCGAGCTGTCCTGCACCGACTTGGGCATGAAGGCGATGTCCACGCCGTTGATTTCCTTCCCGGAGCCGACCGTGCGGTTCTCGGGATGCGGCGTGTATGTGATTGGGCGCTTTGCGCGATAGGCCGTCTGGTGATCCTTCGCGGGGAGCACCGGCGTGGTCTTCGCCTTCGGCTGGGGCTGGCGCTGCGTCGTCGGCTGCTGGCTCGGCAGCACAGTGGTGACGGTCTTCTGCGTCGTGATGTATTCGGGCGGCGGAGCGGCGCCCGCCGCGCCCATGCCGACACCGGCAGCAGCGCCAGCGAGTGCGCCGCGCGAGGCGGCCTGCTGGTGCATGATCGCCTGCTCGTTGCGCGTCGTCTCCGCCGAGATGTCCTGCATCGCGGCAGCGGGGACCGGCGCGACGTTGCGCGACTTCATCCACTCGTCATAGGCCGGGTTGCGGACCTTGACGGTGACGACTTCGGTGTTCGTCTGCGGCATGTTCGGGAGCACGGGCGTGTGCCCGGGCGGCAGGCTCTCCGCCCCCGCAATGCCCGCCGAGCCGTTGATGACGGTCCCGTCCGGGCGCTGCGTCACGGTGTTCACCTTGCGCGGCTGGACACCGTTGGCCGGGTCCGTGAGCGGCAGCATCGGGGTCTTGTTGGTGCCGACCGAAGTCCACTGCGGACCACTCGGCCCGGGCGTCACCGGGCGCCCCGCCGTGCCCTCTTGGATGGCGCGGTAGCCCGACAGGCGGGCGTTGTCGGCCTCTTGGCCGATCTGCTGCACAGTCTTGTTCCAAGCGGGCACGCTGGTCTTCGCCGGGGTCGAAGGCAGCACGGGCGTGCGCGTCTCGTCAACCGTGTCCGCTACAAAGCCGGCGCGGTTCGGCAGCACGGGCGTTGCGCGGGCCGCCGGGGCGCCGACCTTGGCGCCGACGACAGCCGCGCCGGGCGACGTGAGCGCGAGCGGACGCGCCAGCGGCGTCGGCGCAGTCGGGGTCACGTCGAGCGAGGTCGCGACAGCAGTCTCGTCGCCCGGAAGCGAGCCCGGGACAACCGGATGTCCAGCGACCAGCGCGGCCTCCTCCTTGCGGCGGCGCGAATTGATGCCGCCGTTGTCCACGCTGCGTGCCTCGATCGCGTTCGCGACCTTGGTCATGTCGCCCGACTTGATTGCCTTGCGGAGCGAAGGGAGCTTCGCGAGCGACCCGTAGTTGTAGGCGAGCGAAGTCACCGCCGCCTGCGCCTGCGGCGTGAGGTTGTTCCAAGCATCCTGCCCGACATAGGCAATGATGCCTTCCTGTTGGAACTCGGGGATGCGCCGCGCAAGGTCACGCTCGGCGGCGGCGCGGTTGGTCTTCGAGGTCTTCTTCACCTTGACGACAGTGCCGTCCTCAAGGGTCGTGGTGTCCGAGCCGTAGCCGATGCGCCAAGCATTCCGGTCCCAATACGCCTTGGAGCGGTAGCCTTCATGCTGGCGGATGATGTCGGTCGTCAGGTCGGTGTTGGTAGCCATTCCGAGCCCCAAGATTAGAACGATGGTTTGGAGCAGGCCCAAGTCACTGGACCTGCACCCACTGGCCGCCCTGCCACATGATGCGCTGGCCGGTCGTGGGGGACACGAACGTCTGGCCTTCTTCGAGGACCATTTGCTGGCCGTTCGGAGCGGTCCACACGAACGATCCGTCCGGCGCCTGCGTCACGTTGCGAAGCCCCGCCGGGAGCTGCTCGGGCGGGATCGCGCCCGGGACAGCGGCGGGAGCGGCGAGCGCGGGCGCGGCGACGGGCGCCGGGGGCGCAGGAGCTGCGGGCGCTGCCGGCGCGGCGGGTTGCATCATCTGCGGCAGAACCGGGGTGTTGGTCGCGGCGGCCACGTCCGGCGGGATGACAACCTGCGGCAGCACGGACGTGTTCGCGCCCGGGCGCATGGCGCCGGTGACGGTCGTCTGGCCGGGGCTGTTCATCATGCCGCCGATCGCGGACGCCGGGGCGCCAAGGAGCGGGCCGAGCACTGCGCCAGCCTGCTGGAACGGGACACCGGCGTTGCTCGCGCCTTCGGTCGTCTGCGCCATCTCGAAGTCGGCCAGCGCCTGCTGGACAGCCATCGGCGCGTTGCGGCTCTGCTGGAAAAGTTGGACAGCATGCGCGATCAGCGCGTCACGGAGTTGCGGGTCCACGGCGGTCCCGCCGAACTGGTTGGCGAGGGCTTCGTCAATGGCACCCGAGAACGCCTCGACATCATCGAACTCGACGGTTGGCGGCACACGCCCCGAGCCCGAGCCCGGGTTCGCGATTTCGAGGATTTTGCGGTAGGTGTCGCCCTGCTCCTGGAGCGCGGCCTTCTCCATGTCACCGGCGAGCGTCTGCGCCAGCCCCGTGGGGGTGTTCGCGTAGTCGGACACCACGCCCGTGCCGAGCGCCGCCTTGGACAGGTCCGCGTCGTTGAACACCTGCGGGTTGGTGAAGGTCGAGCTGCCAAGAGCAAAGCCCGGCCCGTACTGGAGCCCGTCCGGAACCTGCGACAGCACGGACATGAGCGAGGCACGCCCCTCCGCCGTCGTGGCCAGCGTGGGGTCGCCCAGAATGTCGGCCAGCGACTTCATTGCGGTTTCCTGCCGCTGGAGGGTCGCGAGCTTCGATTGATTGATGGCCGTGTCCGACAGCACGTTGTCGCGCTGGGTCTTGGCGAGGTCCGCCCGGATCAGGCTTCCAGCGTCGCCACCGCCAAGAGCGGACGCGAGGCCCGAAAAGAGCTTGCCGAGGCCGGGGTTCTGGATGGTCATGTTTGCCACGGTCGAGGGCTCCTCAGTAACTCGGGATGCCGGACAGCACGCCGCCCGCGCCCGAGAGAATGTCCGCGATGGTTCCGTCCGGCCTCTGGACCGTGGCCGCCGGGATCGACTGCTCCGACTGCGACACGCCGAGCGAACCGCGACGGAAGCCGCCGATGGTCGCGAGAGTGTCGGCGTTGTTGCCGAGCGCGATGGTGCGGTCGAGCGAGGCGCCGTCGTAGCTGGTCAGTTTGGCCAGCGAGTCCACGCGGCTGCGAGCCTCGGCGGCAGCGGCAGCGGCGCGGCGCGCGATTTCCTGTTTCACTTCGTTCGGCGGCAGCGGCAGCGGCGCGGCGCGCGATTTCCTGTTTCACTTCGTTGGAGGCGTCGCCCTGGCCGGACAGCGTGAAGCCGCCTTCGATGCTGCCGGGGCGCGCCGCGAGAGTATCCATGAACGAACCGATGGCGCGCTCACGGGACTGGTCGAAATTCTCCGTGCCCAGCGCGCTGCGCGTCGCGTCGAGGGCGCCGAACGACTGGTTCTCCCACTCGCCCTGCCGCTTGATTTCCTTCTTGCGGGCTTTCAGCGACCGCTTGAACGCCTTGCGCTCAGCGGCCTGCACGGCGTCCGTGTAGGCGGCGTTCTCGTTGCCGCGAACGACACCGCCTGCGATGCTCAGGCCTGCGCCGACGGCGGGGATGATCATTGCCGGGTTGCACATTAGACTACCGTCCTAGCAGCGCCGCCGCTGTTGCCGAAATACGCGTCATAGAGCTGCCTGTTTCGCGTGGCCGCCGAGTAGTTGCCGATGGCGTCGCCCACGCCGCCGAAGATGTCGCCCAGCGGAGAGTAGTCGGGGCGGTCCTCGTAGATCATCTTGGTGCGGGCAAGCGCGTCGTTGGTAGCGGAGGCCACGTCGCCCGTCGCGTTGAGCTGGGACTTGATGGCCGACTTCTGGTTCTCGATGTTCGAGCGCAGCGCGCTGGCGTCGCCTTCTGCCCGGGACACGAGCGAGCCGGTTTCGAGAGAGTACTTCTTACCGAGCTTCGCGGCCTCGTCCGCCGCGATGGTGGAATTGAGCGTGCCGTTGCGCGCGAGCGCGAACGTCACCTGATCCCGCGCGTCCTTGAACTGATCGTTGAGCTGGGGCTGGTAAAAGTCGAGGAAGGCCGTCTTCCGGTTCTTGTAGAAGTCGTCGCCAAAGCCCGCGAACGTGGCGTCGATATCGGCCATGCCCGCCTTGATACGGCCCTGCCGCTCCTCCTCGCGAAGTCGCGCAGCTTCGGCTTCCTCAAGCAGCAGTTGCTCGATGGTCTTGGTCTTGCCATCGTCGCCTTTGCCCTTGCCTTTGCCCCCGTTGCCGGTTCCGCCGTTGCCCTTGGGCTTCTGGCCGCTATTCGTTCCGGGTCCGCACACGGTTCAATTCCAAAGTTGGAACTGCCGTTGCGGGAGCAGCGAGGAGGTCTTGTCGCAACCAGGAGTAGGTGACGAAGGTCTGCCCATCTTTGCCGTGGTTCGCAAGCGGCATTCCGGGGGTCGCGCCCAGCGCGGTGAGCCAGCGCCGTGCGTCGGTGTGCGACTCCAGCGCCGTGGCGTCAACGCGGATCGCGCCCGCGTTGTGTAGCCCCGGGATCATGAAGTCGCGGACATGCCGGGTGACCGTCTTCACGACACGCGGCCACTCATCCGTGCCGAAGGCCCACGCATTCCAGACGCGGGGCCAACGCGGCGCTGCGCCGATCATGGCCACGGGCCGGGAGCCAATGTAGACGCCCCAGCGGAATGTGCCAGACGCACGCACCGCCTCGACCAATTCAACCACATCATCGGTCCATTGCGTGGCGAAGATTTCCTCGCGGTCGCGGTCGCGCATGCGAAGCGCGACCCAATGCACGTCTTCGAGCGGCGGTGCCGGGAGAAGCCGGGTCTTCATCAATTCTTGTTGTCCTTCGCGCCATCCTCGTAGTGGACGACGACGCGGGCGACCCGCTGGACACCGGTCGTCTGCGAGACGAGCTTCACGGCAAGGTGCGTGGACCGGATGCCGATTGGCAGGAGGTCCAGCCCGTAGGTCGTACCCGCCACTGTGGACACCAGCGTCCACGTGTTGGGCGCCTGCGAAGGGTTCGGATTGATGTAGACGGCCCAAGTACCCTCGCACGCCACGTCCAGCGCCTGCCAGAGCTTGGTCGTTGCAGGTTTGCTGGCGTCCACCGGCGGCAGCTCAAGCTCCACCGGCGCGCTGTCATAGAGCGCCGCAGACGAGCCCACGGGCACGTTGGGGTCGAAGGGCGAGCCGCTGGCGGGCACCGAGCCGTAAACGAACAGCTCCTCGCCCGCGCGGAACACGCGGCGCGAGTTCGCCAGCGTCGAGTAGTCCACCGAGATGGGCGGCTCGAAGATGGACCACGCCGTTACCTTGGAGTTGGGGTAGTAGGCGAGCACGAACACTTCGTCGCCCCAGATGAGCCACCAGTGCCCCGAGAGAGGGTCCACCAGGGCTGTCAGTTTTTCGGCGGCGGTCGGCGTCAGAACCGCACGCTTCTCTGCGACCTTCGGGTCCATCGGAGAGCCAATGTCGTTGAGCACGGCGGCAGAGGAGCTGTCGCGAGCACGCAGAGAGCGGATGCCGGTGTCGGACAGGAACAGCACGTCGCCGTTTCCATACTTGGCGACGGCGTTCGCCGCCACGAGCCCGATGTTGCCCAGCGTCTGGATCAGCGAGTTCTTGGCCGGGTCCGGGTCCATCATCCAGAGCTGGATGGCATTGCGGGCGAACAGCGCCAGGTACGAGTAGTACTGCTCGATGCCGACAAGTTCGGTCGAGCCCGTGTCCTGCTCGGACACGTCAATGATGCCCGAGCCAATGCCCGCGAAGTCGGCGCTGTCGCCCACAGCCGAGAACCGGAGGTTCCGGCCATCGACCACATACTGCTTGGTGGAGTGCGTGCGCGCGTTGGTGCCCGCCACCGAGCCGCTGGTGACTTGGTTCGCCGTAGCGCCGTTGACGTAGAAGTGCCGGACGCTGGTGTCCGAGAAGCGCGCGATGACATAGAGCCCGCCCTTGAAGGGCGACACGTCGAGCACGCGGTCAATGGTGAGGCCACCCACCGAGGGGATGAGCTGGTAGTAGTCCGTATAGGGCGCCAGCGTTCCTACGCTGCCCGCCGCCAGCGTACCGAACACAGCCAGTCGATTGTTGCGGAATGCGAGGCCCTTTGTCTGGCCCGCTGGCAGCGATCCAACGGACGTGAAGGCCTTCCGCTTCTCGACCTCCCCGCCGACGTTGACGAAGGCGTTTCGCAGCTTGCGGAGCGACCCGGGCGGCGACGTGATGTCCGACTTGCGGAGGTCCACGCCCTGCGAGAAATTCTCGATGATGACGTAGGCCAATCACGACCTCCGGGGCATGTAGTCGAGCCCGGGCCGGAGCACGCGCCTGGCACCGCCGCCCGCGAGGTTGGCTGGGCGCGCGTTCTTGCCGCGCTGCCTGATCTTGAGGAGACGGAGCCGATCCTGCCCCTTCTGGAGCTTGAGCCCCGCGTCGTCGCCCTTCTGCCGCGCGAGAAGTTCGGCGGCGGCAAACAGCACGATAACGGGGCCGTCGAGCGTCGAGGTCTTGTCGTCCGCGTCGAGCGGGAAGATGGAGCGCTTTCCCTCGAACTTGATCGACGTGTTGGTGTCCGGGATCGGCCAGACCTCGAACATGTTGTTCGACGTGTCGCCGGTGTCCTGCATGTAGTTCTGCCACGAGCGGATCGGGAACGTCCGTTCGTCCGCGTCGCTGTCGTAGACATTGAAGTCTTCGGTGGTGATGCCATAGCCGAGAGGGCGCCACTTGTCGGAGGCGTCCTTCGTGTAGGCCCGCTCGATGCCGTCAAAGGTGAACGTGTCCGGGTACGCCTTGAAGCGCGTACCTGCGGACACGGACACGATTGTGGAGGTCTGGAGATGCGGCCAATCATAGGCCAGATACAGCTCCTCCTGCACGCGACGCAGCAGCGCCTTGTGCGGCTCGACCGCCGTTACTCCATGCGCAACGTTCTGCGAAATACCGGCCTCGGCGCGGAGGTCGGACAGCATCTCTTGCAGGGTCTGGAAGCGCATGAAGTGATCCTAGAACGGGCTTTAGGTCGTCAGGTCGGGGAGCTGACCGCCCTTCGGCTTGGCCGGTGGCTCCTTGCCGCCGCCGCCGCCGTCACGGACGGTCTTGCGGGCGGCGCGAGCGGCCTTGGCTCCCGCCTCGACTTCCTCGTCGGTCGGAACGCTGGCGTCCTCCGTCGGGAGAGCCGCCATAGCGCCGGGGAACAGGCCCGCGACGATGGCCTCTCCATACTTGAGGGCGAGGCGTTCGCGTTCGGCCTCGGGCGGCACTTCGCGATGGCCGACCACAACGGGGTCGGTCACGTTGTCCACGCCGCCGTGGATCGTGCGCAGGATGATGAACTCGGGAAGGGTGACAGGATCGAACTTGTCACGGACAACGGTGTTGTCCTTGTCCCCGCCGATGACGATGTTGCAGCCGAGAAGCTGGAAGCGTGCCAAGGTTATCTCCGGTGGCTGTGAGCGTAAGGGAAGAAGGGGCCGCCGCGAGGCGACCCCTGTGTTCGGTTAGGTGATGTCGATGACGAGGGCCGAGTTGAACTGGTGGCCCACCACCTGCCCGGTCGAAGTGATCGAGCGGTTGAGCACGAACTGATCGCTCGGGCGCGCCGGGTTGTGGGTCTTGCGCCACTCACCGACCATCTTCATCAGATAGACGTGGCGGGTGTCGAACCAGTAGCCGCGCTTGGCGAGGCCGAGGTCATCGAGCGTCGGGTCGTACTCGACGGTCGTACCGTCCATGAGCATCGGCCCGATGGCGCCGTCCTTCGACCCCTTGAAGCCGGTCTGCGAGTAGGAACCGTTCGCACGGATTTCCTTCTCCAGCGCCCCGATGAAGTCGGAGCCCGCCAGGAACTTGTTCGGCTGGCCGCCGAACTTGCGGAGCTGACGCTGCTCCTCCTGGAGTACCTGCCAGAGGGCGCCGCCGTTGGCGACGTTCGAAGTCACGGCATCGCCGCCGTGTCCGGCGAGCGTACCGTCGCCGGTGACCGCCGCAGCGTAGGCCGCAGTGCGGGCGCGGTTGCGCCAGAACTTGTTGGCCGCCGTGGCACGATTGACGCCGCCGACGATGCCCGCCGTGGGGTTGGCCACGAGCAGAGCGCGCAGGCCAGCGATGGCCTTCGGGTCGGCGGTGCCGTCACCCCAGAGCAGTTCATTGAGCGAGCGCGCGTAACGCTCGCCAAAGTCGAACAGCTTGTTGTCCCACAGGTTCACGAGTGCCGTGGCGTCGCGGCCCGCGTGGTTCGAGGTATCGCCGGACTCGCTGACGACGGAGATGCCGTCGTGCTTGAGTTCAGTGTGCGTGACCTCGATGCCGATGTGCATTTCGCGCCACTGGTACTCAGCACGCTTGATGTTGGCCGGGTTGTAGAACACGACCTGATCGTTGTGCGTGTAGCCCTTGAGGCTGTCGTTGGTGCCACCGGCACCGAACGCCGACTGGATGGCGACGGAAATCTTGCCCTTGCCGCCCGGGAAGGTCTTCGAGGAGCCTTCCATCAGCTTGACGAGCGGGCGGCTCTGGAGCGACTGCTGGAACACGTCGCCCTTGTTGAGATAGAAGTCCAGCGCCGCGTTGGCGATGTTGTCCAGTTCGTTCTGGGTGAACATTGGTAGAATGCCCTTTTAGGTCGCGGCCTTCGCGGACAGGGCGCCCTTGATCGCTTCCTCAAGCGTCTTGGGTGCCGGGGCGAGGCCAGCTCGGTTTCCGTTCGAGCCGGAGCGGGGGGCTGGACGGCTGGGCTGGGCAGCAGGACGGGCTTTCGAGAACCACGAGTTCACCTTGTCGTAGGTCGCTTGAGCGAACTGGACGGCTTCCTCTGCGGTCTTCGGAGCACCCTTCTCTGCGACCAGTGCCAGCGCGGCGTCGCGCATCGCATCGGCCTTGAGGCCGAAGTCGGGGTCGGACTGACGGACCCGGGCTTCCCATGCGCCGACAGCCGTATTGACTGCCGTCTGGTGGGCGATCCGGGACTGCTGGCTCTGCTGGGTCGTCGCGGTCGTACGAACCTCGTCGCGCTCCCGCTCGGCCATGATCGCGCGGGTGCGCAGTCTGGCTTGCTCGCGGGCGTGCTCCTCGGTCAGAGCGCCGTTCTCAACCTGCTCGCGGAGTTCCTTCGGGAGCGACCGTCCGGTCAGTTCCAGAAGCTGCTCAGCGATGGGGAGCACGATGTCCAGCGCGGCTTCGAAGCCCGCCGGATCGGTCCCTTTCAGCAGCTTGCCAACCTTGAACAGCTCCGCGACTTCGCCGTCTTCGAGCCTGCTGTCGGACATGAAGCTCCGGATATTCCGGTAGTGCTCCGCGTCTTCGCGCAGATCGTCGGCTTCGCGGCGGAACGTGTTCCGCTGGCTCAGCAGTTGCTTGACCCGCTTCTGCGACTTCGGGCTGTAGGTTTTCAGCTCGTCTTCGCTGGGGTCTTCGTCAGCCTCGCCATCTTCTTCGGCGGGTTGCGTGGACTTGTCGGCGTTGGCTTCGGCGGCAGGGTCGGGCACCTTGTCGGCGGGCGGAGCGACGTTCTTGTCCGCGCCTTTCTCGCCAGTGTCGTCTTCCGAGGCCGCTTCGGGCTGGAGGGCGTCTGCGATGGCTTCCGCCATCGTTTTCGGACCCTCGTCCTTCGCTGCGTTGTCCTGCTCGCTGGACGGCTGCTGAGCATTTTCTTCGGGCGGAACCGAAGCGTCCGGGATGGCCGGCTCTGCAATGGGCGTGGTCGCAGGGGTTAGGCCGAGGTCTTTGTCGAGTTCGCCCGTCTCAGTGTTGGGTGGCAAACAGCCGCTCCACGGTTTGAGGGTCCGAATGAGCGTGGTGTGCCGAGCGGTGCGCTGTGTCGGCTACGGTGCTTTGACGTGCACGGCAAAGCAACGCGCCGGTTACTGACGGGCCGGTCAGTCGTCCTCGTCTGGGGCGGCGCTTTTGGCCGCATCGAGCAGAAATGCGGCGGCTCCAACCTCCTCAAGAGAGGTCGAGAAGCCCAAGATGTAGTCCAGCGTTCCAGTCTCGCTGACGGTGTAGACGACCGCGACGCCGCCAATCTCGCCGCGCTCGATCCGGTCAGCGAGCTGGCGCAGTTCCGTCACAGTGGACCGAACCGGCTCCTCGACTTTGAAGGGCTCGATGATGTCAGCCATTCGCCTGCTGAGCGGGCGCGGGCTGCGTCGGTGTGCCGTTCACTTTGTCTGGCTGGGTGCTGGGCGTGTTGTCGGCGCCCTCGGCGCCCTGCCCGTTCGGATCGGCTCCCGGGCCGCCGGGAGCCATCTGCGAGACGCGGTTGAGCTGGGCAATCGAGGGCATGCCCGCCGCGAAGGCGTCCGTGATGTCCACGCGGTCGTCCAAACGGCGCAGCATCTCGCGCGCCAGCCACTCAGGAGAGAGGCCGGGGATTTGCAGCAGAAGCGGCATCATCTGCGTGGCATTCTGGATTTCCTGCGCCTTGTTGGGGCGCCCGGTGCTCGCGGCCTCGATGTCGAGGTAGATTTCGCGGGCGATCTGATCCTTGGTCATCTCGGGCCAGACGGCGCCCGGCCCGACGATCTCTTTCACGCGCTGCGCGCTGGTGTTCTTGAGCAGAATTTGACCGGCAGCGCGGGCAATCTCGGTGAGAAACTCATCGAGGTCATCGATCACGCTGGACACGCTGGACATGCGCGAGCCTTCGGCGATGCTCGACTCCGTGGCGGTGGCGCCCGACGTTCCACCGAGGTTCGCTTCCTGCACGCCGACGACGCGGAGAATGTCCTGATACGCCCCGTCCGTCTCATAGAGGCCGGGTTCCATCTTCGAGCCCGACCACGGC